CTTGGTTCGATGCTGAGGTCTTCGCCATATATTTTGAAGACGGGCACACCCTGGACAGCTTCGCAGAGGCGACAGGGATAAGCCGGCATAAACTCTACACCACAATACGACGTGTCAGAAAAGAAATCCAAGGGTCTCGGCGACAAGATCGCGGAGGTAACAAAGGCGACGGGGATAGATAAGCTCGTCCACGCGGTAGTGGAGGACTGCGGATGCGATGAGCGCCGCGCGAAACTCAACGCCATGTTCCCCGGTCGCAATGTCGAGATGTCCGCGCAGGACGTAACGGAATTCGAGGAGCTGCTCCCAGCTATCGAGAGAGGCAGATTGAACCGGAGCCAGTCCCGCACCATGTACGATATTTTCAACCGGACCTTCAACGCAAGGGAAAAGCCGTGCAACTGCACCGGCAAGAACAAGCGGATGGTCGAGAAACTACAACGAGCCTATGAGTATTCATGTAAAATTTAAGACGTACAGCGCCTATCCCGAAGCGGTAAGCAACAACGCAAAGAAGGGAATCGAGCTGAACGAGAAGGTGGGCAATAAGTGCGCCACCCAGGTCGGGAAGGTTCGCGCCCAACAACTGGCCAAGGGCGAGAGCGTATCCTTTGACACGGTACGCCGGATGTACTCCTATCTGTCACGAGCCGAGGAGTATTATGACGAGTCAGATACTAAGGCTTGCGGAACTATTTCGTATCTTCTATGGGGAGGAAAGGCCGGGCTACGGTGGGCCGAGAAGGTGATGAGGGAGGAGGGCAAACTTTAGACACATGACAAAGCGAGAAATCCTATTCACGAAAATCCACGAGCGGGACGGCAAGCGATACAAGGCCACTACGTGGGACTGTACGCCGCCCGGTCATGAGGACGCCTATACTTTGAGTCGGACAGAGTGGGAACTACTGCCGCAGCCAGCAAATCAACTCGACCTGTTTTGAAGGTAGACATCAACACCATAAAAGAGAACCCGCACAACCCGCGGACCATCACAGAGGACAAATTCCGCAAGCTCGTAAAGAGCCTCAAGGAATTCCCGGAGATGTTGGAAGCCCGACCCATCGTAGTCGACAAGGACAACATCGTCCTCGGGGGTAACATGAGACTAAAGGCAGCCCGCGAAGCTGGTTTAACGGAAGTCCCGATTTACCGCTCGGAATGGAGCCACGACAAGTCGAGCGAGTTCGTCATCAAGGACAACGTAGGCTTCGGCGAGTGGGATTGGGATCTACTGGCCAACGAGTGGGATTCGTACCCCCTGGCCGAGTGGGGTCTCGATGTATGGACACCAGAGGAAGAAGTAGAAGGATTGACCGACCCTGATGACGTGCCGGAGGTTCCTGCCGACCCCGTGACCCAGCTCGGCGACTTGTGGATTCTTGGAGACCACCGCCTCTTATGTGGGGACTCTACGAAGGCCGAGGACGTGGAACGGCTCATGGATGGCAACTATCCCGAGCTAATGGTAACAGACCCTCCCTACGGGGTCAACTACGATGCTAACTGGAGAAGCCAGGCGATGCCCGAAAAAAACGACAAAACTCGATGGAAGGACGCGCAGGGTCAAGCAATTGGCAAAGTGAACAACGATGACCAAGCCGACTGGACGGAGGCGTATAGCCTCTGGAGCGGCAAGGTTGCCTACGTTTGGCATGGTGACAAAGCCTCTCCTCTTGTTGGAGGCAATCTTGAGTCGTGCGGGCTCGTCTTGCGAAATTTGATAATTTGGGGCAAGAATCAACACGCAATAAGCCGAGGCAACTACCACCACAAGCACGAGCCTTGTTGGTATGCAGTACGCAAAGGAGAGAACGCGGGATGGATTGGAGATAGGAGTCAAATGAGCCTTTGGGAGATTGACAAGCCACGCAAGAGCGAAACAGGCCACTCAACGCAAAAGCCCATCGAGTGCATGGAGACGCCGTTGAAGAATCACGAGGGAGATGTTTACGACCCCTTTCTTGGTTCAGGTACAACCCTCATCGCAGCAGAGAAGACAGGGCGCAAATGCTACGGCATGGAACTCGACCCCAAATACTGCGACGTCATCGTGAAGCGTTGGGAGGACTTTACCGGACAGAAGGCCGAAAAGCAATGAACGACTACGCATACCGCGCCACCTTCTACGGCTACGTCGGGATTCTGGCCCTCCTGCTATATTTGGCAGTACATGGCTGAGATATACCGGGCAATCTTTACGTGTGACGAACTCAACGAGAGGGAGGTGTGGTATGTATCCAGCAGGAAGGAAGCCCGCCACATGGTAGGACGGAAAGTCCAAACACAAGGAAGTACAAACATCCAAGCCCGATACAAGGACGTCAAGTACGACCTGACTATCGAACCCGTATTCGAAGGGAAGGGGGACTCTGGATATGACCCAAGAGATTGACGACAATGGACGCACAAAAAAAAGCAATGGTTCAGGCCCTGGAGAAGTCCTTGGGTATTGTCACGGCAGCGTGTAAGGTGGTAGGCATATCCCGTCAAACGCATTACAACTGGTTAGAGGATCCGGACTACAAGAAGGCGGTGAGTGAGGTGGGTGATGTGGCTTTAGATTTTGCCGAGTCTCATCTTCACAAACTCATAAAGGACGGCAACCCCGCGGCCACCATTTTCTTCTTGAAGACCAAGGGCAAGGAGCGGGGATACGTGGAGCGTCAGGAGATAGCCGTGGCAGAGAAGAAGCCGCTGTCGTGGTTTACTGGTGACAACGCCGACGTGAGTTGAGGCAGCCCGCCACGTACTACCACGTCAAGGGGTGCGGCTCGCGCATCCAAGTACACCAGGGCGGAACCCGTAGCGGGAAGACGTACTCGATACTACAGACGCTTGTAGAACTCTGCTACGAAAACGAGAACGCCGGGGCTGTCATCACCATAGCCCGGAAGACATTCCCCGCACTGAGGGCGACGGCCATGCGGGACTTCTTCTCCATCCTAGAAAAGGAAGACGCATACACGCCCGACAACCACAACAAGAGCGAAGGCACGTACAGGCTGTGGGGCAACATGGTGGAATTTATCAGCGTAGACCAACCCCAAAAGGTCAGAGGCCGCAAGCGTGATATCCTCTTCATCAACGAAGCGAACGAGCTGGCCCTTGAGGATTGGAGGCAGCTACTCCTCCGGACCACGGGAAAGGCTATCCTCGACTTCAACCCATCGGATGAGTACCACTGGATCTACGAGGAGGTAATCCCCCGAACCGATGCCAGCTTCTTCCGCACCACATACAAGGACAACCCCTACCTAGACAAGGCGACCATAGCAGAGATAGAACGCCTCAAGGATGCCGACCCGAACTACTGGCGCATCTACGGCCTCGGAGAGCGGGGCGTAAATCAAGCCGCTGTGTTTACTTGGGAGGTCGGAGAGATAGCCGGCAAGCGCATCGGGACGGGTTTAGACTTTGGATTCACCAATGACCCCACCGCCGTCATCGATGTCTACCAAGACGGACACACGCTCATCCTGCACGAGCGGTTGTACTCTACCGGACTGACGAACCCGGACATAGGAGAGGAGCTGGACAAGCTAGACGTGGAGACCATCATCGCAGACAGCGCCGAGCCGAAGAGTATCGAGGAGCTTTTCCGATTGGGTCACAACGTCAAGCCCGCACGGAAGGGACCGGATTCGATTCGTCAGGGTATCGACATAATGAGGCGGCACAAGCTGCTCGTGACGGCAGAGTCTACGCACCTACAGAAGGAACTCCGGGCGTACCGATGGGAGCAGGACAAGAACGGGAGGAACCTGAACCGACCCGTCGATAAGGACAACCACGCCATCGATGCGGTGCGCTACGTGTGTCTGAACTTGCTGACTACCTCCCGGTCGGGTTCCTACTTCCTTGCATAAATGCAAACTTTTTTTGCGTGAATGTTTGGAAAAGCAAAAAGGAGTTGTATATTTGCTATGTCAACAACGACAAACAAACACACAAAGACATGACACAAGGACAACGCAAACAGCTCCACAGCCTGCGGGTGAAACTTGCTAACCTTGATATTGAGCGCGCCAAATTGAAGGCCATCATTGAGGAAGTTGAGGCAATTAAAGTCAAAGAAACGCCACAGGCACAGTTCAAATTCAACGCGGCATATGGCCGGCGATGGGCAAGCGAACACAATGAATGTTGGTTCACTTGGGGCGGAACGCGCGAACAGGCTTGGCAAAACGCATATAACCACATTCAGAAGTTGGGCAGAACATTGGTGCAACCATGAAAGACTTCCTCTCCTCCCTGTGGATTATTGGACTGGCTCTGCTGCCCTCCATCCTCTTCTAACCTACAGGCCCTCCGGGGCCTTTTTTTATGTCCCTACCTTTCGTCTATTTGATAGCGTGAAGAAGACCATCACCATACCGGAAGACCTGTACGACATCACCGTCGACCAGTACTTGCAAATTCAAGCCATACCGGAAGGGGACGAGCTGGAGCAGGTTGTGAGGACTATCTGTATCCTCTGCCATATGGACCGGGAGGAAGTGATGGGGATGGAACAGAAGGACATCCAACACATCGGGGGAGTCATCGGGGGCATACTGGACAAGTACGACGAGCAGTATCCCGTCGAG